ATATCAAACAAGATGATACGTTCTATGCACCTGTTAATGTTGTTGATCCATTATCTGGATCAACAAGTACGCCACCAGCTTCGTCAGATGATAGATTAATTGCTGATGGAAGCCTGCATATGGATCAACAAGAAGTTTATATACAGGTAACGTTTAGAACTCCTAGTGACCTTGACGAAAGTACAGGTCTAATGAAGTTTGATTCGGACTATCAAAAATCATCTTTATTCTCTGGAATGTTCAGGGTGTTAACAGTTGAAAGTACATTTAGTGGTGGTAAGTTTGAACAAACGTTAGACATTGTTAGACTTCCGAGACAATCAACACTTGATTATGTTGCAGATAATCAAACAACGCAACGTTCAGCTGATGGAACTGCTATTCCTACAAATAATGTTACAGTTGCTCCACCGACTACATCTAGTCCAACTACTCAGACAACTGGGGATGTTGTAGCACCAAACAGTGCACCTGTAGAAGATAATCCACCACCGATAACCACAGCAGATCAAATTAATCTATCAGATACTGCTAATAATGCACCAACACAAGATATTACTACTCAAAATGAACCACAAGCTGTAGTTAATACTACCAGCATTGGAACCAATGCTAATGCTCCTACAACTCCAGCGCAAGTAGATTCACAGGCTAATTCACAATATCAATCACAATTACAAAATCTTTCATCACAACTTACTGCGGCTATTTCGCAACGAGATACGTTAGCTGCACAACGTAATAGTGTTTCTTCGGCCTTTACTGCATTAGAAGATCAATTAATATCAAGTGACCCAACAGTTGCTGATATGAGCACATCAGAAATAGGTGCAAAATATCCACAGTATGCACAATTACAAGGTCAACTAAATGATCTTAGCAGTCAAGTAACAACATTAAATACTCAAATAAATTCTTTAGCAGATCAGGCATCTAATATTCAACCACCGCCAAATGCAACTACAGGGGTTGTGGTTACATACAGTAGTAATACTTACGGTCCTGCTCCAACAATTACATTAACAGGATAATCAATAAATGGCATTAGATTATAGACAGGGTAATAAGGTCATGAAAAGTCAACGCCGAGAGGAAGCTCCCGGCACGCGAGTTGACCCACATCCTTATATAGGTATTGTAATGAATAACTTAGATCCTACTAGATGTGGTAGATTGCAAGTATGGATACCTGATCTCGGCGGAGATCAAAACGATAGTAAAAATTGGAGAACAGCCAGTTATTCGAGTCCGTTTATGGGCACTACTAATATTACACCAGTAGGCACAAACGGTAGCCCTAATGAAACTAACAAATATGGCAATACACCCAATACCTACGGTATGTGGATGGTTCCACCTGACATCGGAGTAGAAGTGATAGTTGTATTCATTGCAGGTGATCCTATGCGTGGTTATTGGATTGGCTGTATAAATTCACATATCAGTAGATATATGATTCCTGCAATTGCAGGAAGTACAAATGTTGATTTATCAGGTGCCAGCGCAGACGTTACTAAATCGTATCAACAAGGTACACCTGCTCCAGTAACAGAATTCAATGAAAACAATAAAGATACATATCAACAACAATCTTTTACAACAAATCCTAAACCTATACATGAACCGCAGTACAATATTTTAAAAGTACAGGGATTAGATCGTGACACAACTCGAGGCGTTATTACAAGTAGTAGTCAACGCGAAACACCTAGCAATGTATTTGGAATCAGTACACCGGGTCGTCCTTATCCAGATAATGGAGCAGAAAATCCTGAGGCATTCTTGGCTAAAGTACAAGCAGGTACGTTAACAGAAGCAGACTATACATATACTACACGTCGTGGTGGCCATACATTCCTTATGGATGATGGTAGTATTACTGGTGTAGATCAATTAATTAGATTGCGTACAGGTAAAGGGCATCAATTGATGATGCACGATACAGATAACTCAATTTATATCGGTCATGCCGATGGAACAAGTTGGGTAGAATTAGATTCAAATGGGGCTGTGAATATATTTGCTACAAATGGGTTTAATGTTAGAACAACAGGTAGTTTAAACTTTCATGCAGATCAAGATATTAATTTCAATGCTGTAAACAATATTAATATAGCATCTAGTGGATTGAATATAAACAATTCTACGACTACTATATTAACCGGTGCACTTAATTTACAATCAAGTGGCAGTATAGGATGCAAATCAGGATCTACATTTATCATTGATGCTGGTGCTACAGTGAGTATTAAATCGGGTGGCACTGTTGCTTATGAAGGATCATTAGTTAAACAAAACAGTGGTGGCACACAATCTATATCGGCTCTGGCAAGTATACCTGTTAACAGCTTACCTGATGTAAGTTTAAATTCGGCTACTGGACTGTATGTTTCTAATCCAGGTGTATTGAATACTATTGTAACAGTGGCACCAACACATGAACCATATGCTCGTGGTGCAGCTCCTTATGCAGCAACAACTTCACCAGGATTACAACCTAGCACATATACCGGTACACAAGATGCAACAAAGAACACTGGAGGAACAGTTATTAAAAATCCTGCTACTGCAACTGATCTGCGCAATCAACCTAAGTGTGACTGTTCAGTTGGTAACTTAACTTCAGACCAATTAACTGCTTACTATACTACAATAGGCAAGAGCGAAAGTGGTGGCAAGTATGATGTTGTAAACTCAATTGGTTTTGTAGGTAAGTACCAATTTGGATATCCTGCACTTATTGATGGCGGGTATGTAAGTAAAACTTGTAAATCAAACGCACAACTTAAAAACCCTAATATGTGGAGTCCAAACAAAAACGGAATTGATAGCCTAACTGCTTGGTTAGCTAATGGTCCAGAACAGGAAGCAGCAATGTGTGCTTACACTAAGCGTAATTATACTGCAATGGTTAAAATTGGTGCAGTTACAAGTGATCAATCCCCAGCTGATGTTGCTGGTATGTTGGCTGTAGCTCATTTATTGGGTCCTGGCGGCGCCAAAAATTATCGTAACGGACAAAGCGGATCAGATGCTTATGGAACTACAGGGGCTGATTATTTTGCTAAAGGACAATATGCTGTAGCTGTATTAGCACCACAAATATCTACGTTAGATCAAGCACCATCAACGACAGTATAATTTTAGGATAAATATTTTTATGGCTACTATATATAAAGGTTTTAGTACATTAGTTGATAATAAAAAATTTCGTTTAACTGATATGGAGTTAGTTAAACGAGACATTATTAACCACTTTAATATCCGCAAAGGTGAAAAATTAATGAATCCTAGTTTTGGGACCATTATTTGGAATGTACTTCATGAACCATTTACAGAAGAGCTTAAAGGCGTAATAACTTCTGACATCGAAGCCATTGCTAATTATGATCCACGTGTTAGTTTCGATAACATAGTTGTTACAGAATTTCAACAAGGTCTACAGATTGTTTTGAACATCAGATATCTTCAAACTGACCAGTCAAGTGTAATGAGTTTGCAGTTTGATAACCAAGCAAATAGTCTATCAGTGACTAATTAACTACCCACTTTTTCCTTATAATAAATACATTATAACAGGAAATAAGCATGGCAACCACGACACGACAAACCAGTTTATTAGTCTCAGAAGACTGGACTAAACTATATCAAACCTTTCGTAATGCAGACTTTCAAAGTTACGATTTTGAAACGCTTCGCGCTTCGATGGTTAGTTACTTAAGACTATATTACCCAGAAGATTTTAACGATTTCATTGATTCGAGCGAATTTGTTGCATTAATTGATTTAATTTCTTTTTTAGGTCAATCTCTTGCATTTCGTGGAGACTTAAATACACGTGAAAATTTTATTGATACAGCACAACGCCGTGATAGTATCCTTAAACTTGCTCGTCTAGTTAGTTATAATCCTAAACGTAATATTCCGGCCAGCGGTTTTCTAAAAGTAAGCAGTGTTAGTACTACTGAACAAATTTATGACAGTAATGGTATCAATTTAAGCGGACTTGTGATTAATTGGGCCGATGCTGGCAATGATAATTGGTTAGAACAATTTACGGCTGTGATCAATGCCAGTTTGGTTTCTAATCAAATTATCGGCAAACCAAGTAACAGTCAGATTATCAACGGTATTACTAACGACGAATATCAAATTCGCTTAGTGGCCAGTACCGTAGCTACTTATAGTTTTACTACACAAATAGAAGGAACACAGACTGCTTTTGAAATGGTTAGTCCAACAAGTTCTGGCCAGAGTTATATATACGAAGCGGCTCCTCGTACTAATTTACCGTTTAATATTTTATACAAAAATGATAACTTAGGTAATAGTAGTCTTAACACAGGATTCTTTACATATTTTAAACAAGGTGGATTGAAATCTATCGATGTTGCTTTTCAAGAAAGTTTACCTAATCGCGTATACAGTATCAATGTCGATAACATCAATAACACAGATATCTGGTTATATAGTTTAGATTCATCAGGTAATCCTAGCGTATTATGGTCACAAGTGCCAGCAGTAGCTAACACTAATGTTATCTATAATCAAAGTACAAATAGAAATATCTATCAAATCAATACTCGTGCCAATGACCAGGTTGATTTAGTATTTGGCGACGGATCTTTTGCAAATATTCCACAAGGTAATTTCCGTGTTTATTATCGTGTAAGTAATGGATTAGATTATAAAATTACACCAACAGAAATGCAAGGCATTATTATGCCAGTTAATTATGTTAGCCGTACAGGACGTATAGAGACAATCACTATACGTGCCAGCTTGCAATATACTGTGGCTAATGCAACAAGTCGTGATACTATTGATGATATTCGTCAAAAAGCACCACAACAATACTATACACAAAATCGTATGGTTACAGGTGAAGATTATAACATCTTACCTTATACACTGTTTAATGACATTTTAAAAATTAAAGCAGTTAACCGTACAAGCTCTGGTATTAGTCGATACTTAGATGTTATTGATGTAACCGGTAAGTATTCAAGTACTAACATCTTTGCACAAGATGGTATACTATATCGTGATCCTTTTACCAATACATTTAATTTTGATTATTCTACAACTGCGGATATCTATAGAGTAATTTATAATCAAATTGCTCCTATTGCACAAAGTCAAACAACTAAACAATTTTTCTATTCTGAATTCCCTACAATATCATTAACAGATATCTATTGGAATTTATCGACTACTTTAGCTAACGGCTCGACTGGATATTTTGTTGATAGCACAGGTAAATTGTTGCAAGTAGGTTCATCGATAAGTGGGCCAAATAGCTACATAGTACAAGGTGCTATTGTTAGATTTAATGCAGGTGCTGGCAATTATTTCGATGCTCAAAATACTATTCAAGTTGGTGTACCATCTAATAGTGGTGACAAATATTATATCTATGCTGCAATGGAATTAATTGTAGGTGATGGTACTAATGGTGGTGCAGGTAACTTATCTAATGGTGTAGGTCCAATTACTATTAATCAGATTCTTCCTGAAGGTGCAATTGCTGATCGTGTATTTTCTGTACTTAATGTAGAATTTTCAAATTCTTTAGTTACATCGATGGTAAGTTATATACAGGCATTCTCTAATTTTGGATTACGTTATGACGTACCAACATCTAGTTGGCAAATAATTGGACCGCAAGATATTAATTCTAGCAATTTTAGTTTACAATATACTGGCAATACCAGTCAACAAAGTCTAGATGCCAGCTGGTTAATATTATTTCAAACAGTAGGACAAACCTATACAGTAACTTATCGTGGGCTGAATTACGTATTTGAAAGTGTATTAGAAACAGATTTTTACTTTGATAATTCAGTTAAGATATTTGATGCTACAACAGGATTAACAGTGTATGATCAAATTAAAATATTAAAAACAAATAGTAATTCCGATGATGCTAATCCATTGGCTTTAGATTATATCTGGTATGTATATGACAGTATTACAGAAGTTGATGGGTATCAAGATCCTAATAGGATTTTAGTAACATTCCCAGATACTAACAACGACGGCATCCCAGATAATCCTGAATTATTTGAGTTATTAGTAAATCCAACAGTTAATACTACTGAAAAATATGTATATCTATATGCATCAACAGGATATGATAACTTTGTAGTACAAACTCCTGTTGATAATAGTACTATTGTTTCAAGATACCCTGATTTTCAATCAGCACAAATTGCAGCTACTTTATACACTAACGGACAATTATTTTATCTAACAAGTGATGATGCATTCTATCAATTATCAGTAAACGGTTCTGTGTATACATTAAATCCAGTTACTGGATATACAGCTAAAGTAGGACGACAAAATTTATATTTCCAATATAGACACAATAGTCCGAATAATCGCCGTATTGATCCAAGTCCAAATAATATTATTGACTTATACATCTTAACAAAACAATATTCTACAGATTATATTGCATGGATACAAGATACATCAAATACTATTACTGAACCTACTGCTCCTACAAGTGAAGATTTAGATTTATCATACAATACCTTAGATAATTATAAAACTATTAGTGATACTATCATCTATAATCCGGCGGCATTCAAGCCATTGTTTGGAGCAAAAGCAGATACTTCTCTGCAGGCAACATTTAAAGTTATTAAAAATCCTAACATTGTTATCAGTGACTATGATATACAAACCAGTGTGATTGCAGCAATTAATAATTATTTTTCTGTTGACAATTGGGATTTTGGTGAAACATTCTATTTTAGTGAATTATCGGCATATCTACATACTACATTGGCTCCAAATATTTCGAGTATTATTATTGTTCCTGTTAGTGAATCGAGTGTGTTTGGTAGTTTAATGCAGGTTAATTGTAATGTGAATGAAATCATTACCAGTGCAGCTACAGTAGATAATGTGGAAATTATTACTGCGATTACTGCGGCACAAATCAACCAAATTGCGTTGGCTTAAATACTATATAACCTTTGAGATATAACGATGGCAGCTATAAAAACTTTAAATTTTCTTCCTGTAATATTCCAATCTGATACTAATCAAAAATTTCTATCAGCTACAATGGATCAATTAGTTAGTGAACCTAACTTAACAACATTATATGGATATATTGGTAGAAAATTTGCTCCTACATATAAGACAGGGGATAGTTATATCACAGAATATACCAGTGATAGACAAAATTATCAACTTGAACCAAGTGTAGTTGTTCGTGATTTACAGAATAATATTTCTTTCTTTAGTAGCTATCCTGATCTATTAAATAAAATCAAATATTACGGTGGTATTGTTAATAATCATAGTAGACTATTTGATAGTGAATATTATAGTTTTGACCCATTAATTAGTTTTGATAAGTTTGTTAACTTCAGCCAATACTATTGGTTACCTAATGGACCTGATCCTGTAATGGTCGATACCACAGGCATTGAATTAACAAAAACCTGGGTAGTAACACGTGATACAACCAATAACCAATATGTGTTTACATCCGAAGGAGAAGTTGATAACTCATTAACATTTGCACGTGGTGGTACATATACTTTTGTAGTCAACCAACCTGGGTATCCTTTTTGGATTCAATCTCAATTAGGAACCAGCGGAGTGTTATCTGCAACTCCTACTATTAGTTCACGTGATGTATTAGGTGTAACAAACAACGGCACCGACTCTGGTGTTATCACGTTTCAAGTACCACAATCAACGGCACAAGATGTATATTTGTCTATGCCTACAATATATAATGTAGATTATGCAACTCCATTAGCATATTCAGATTTAGAAAACCAATTTATAAGTCAATTCCTTGCGGCATTCCCACAATACGGTGGTATCACAGGCACCTTAGATGGAAAATATTTAATATTTGCAAATCAAGGGTTATTAGAAAATCAACAAAATATTTGGACTGCTCCTGCTGTTATTGATCCAATAACACAGGCTACTATTCCAGGATATGACGCAGGCACAGTAGTTCCGGATTCTGAACAATATGGAATTTGGCAAGTAAAACTTGTAACGGTTCCTGGAGTAACTGACAAACTAATTAGATTAGTATATATTCAAGATGTAGCGGTTAACCAAAAGGTTTATGTTCGCTACGGACTTGTAAATGCAAATAAAGATTTTTATAAAGATTATGATGGGTTCTTTCACCAAGTACCATTAATTACAGCAAGTGCAAATGTTTTGTACATACAAGATGGTATAAATTCTGATATTAACGATTCGATTAAATTAGTAGAATTTAGTAATTGGTCAATTGATGTCGAAAACGATATTTTAGGTAAATTAAATTATACCAGCCCTAATGGAGTACAATTTACTACAGGTCTAAAAATTCAATTTGGCACTGACGTGACTCCTTCAACATATCAAAATAATCAATATTATGTTGAAGAAGTAGGATCAGCTAACGGTATTCGTTTAGTAGATGTAAATCTATTAGTAACTCCAGAAGCATACCATAATGAATTGGCATTAAATTATCCGGACGAAATATTTCCTGATTATATTACTATTAATCGTAGTAGTGTTGATCTTAATGCATGGTCACGCAATAATCGCTGGTTTCATAGACAGGTTATTACTGATACAGCAGCATATAATAACACAGTTCCGGTATTTGATCAATCTTTACGTGCAACTCGTCCTATTATACAGTTTAATCCTGACATCTTATTATTAAATTATGGGCGCATCGGTAAGCAACCAATTGACATTTTAGATACTACTACATTGGATGCCTTTACGCAATTACAAGGACAACCGTTAACAGAAGCATTTGGTATTACAGTAACTGATGGCCTTCGAGTATTATTTGCTAATGACATTGATCCGTTGGTTAAAAATAGAATTTATGTAGTTAATCTAGTTCAATACCAAGTTGATGAAAATGGATTACCAACAGGTACTCAATATATCGACTTAACATTAGCTGATGATGGAGTTGCATCAGCATACGATACATTAGTAGTATTACAGGGCAAATATGCAGGTAGCCAGTGGTGGTATGATGGTGTAAATTGGAATGATAGTCAACAAAAAACTGGACTACAACAACCGCCATTATTTGATGTATTTGATTCAACTGGTAAAAGTTTTTCTACATATAACAGAAGTACATTTGCTGGAACGCAATTATTTGGATATTTAAAATCTAGTGCCGGTGTTAATGATCCTGTATTAGGATTTCCATTAAGTTATAGAAATTTAACAACTCAAGGTGAGATGGAATTTCAAACTTATTTTAGTACAGATACATTTAATTATGTAGATTCATTAGTGACTACTATGGATGTTTCGTCGGGATTTTTACAAACAATAGTTGATGCTAATACGTTAGAGCCTAGAAATACATGGCAAACTGTTGTAGAATATACAAAACAATATCAGTTAATTGGATATATCGCTAATG